GAAAGAGCAACTTGAAGAAATTTTCCCACCAATTAAACAGGGTATTCTTGATGCAACACGATACGCTTTCTCATGGAATCATTCAGACGCTTATTCATGCGTTGGATATATATGCGGATATTTGAGGTATTATTACCCATTGGAATTCTTGACAGCAGCGTTGAATACATTCGAGGGTAAAGAAGAAAAGACACTAAATATCACCAATTATACTAAGAAAAAAGGTATTAAAGTTGAAGGTGTTAAATTCCGGCATTCTACAAGTGAGTACACGTTTAATAAAGAAGAAAATGTGATTTATAAGGGAATTGCTTCTATAAAATATCTTAACTCAAAAGTAGCCGATGCTTTCCAGTCTATAAAAGATATGGAATTTCAAGACTTTATTCATTTATTGGCTGTGGTAAAAGAAAAATCGTTGCCGGTCAATTCAAAACAGATGAAGATCCTGATACAGCTAAACTTTTTTGAAGAATTTGGAGAAGTAAAGTATCTGCTGAAACAGTATGATTACTTTGATTTGTTCTATGGTAAAAAGCAGATGAAAAAGGATAAAGCTGATTCACTCGGTATTCCGTATGAAATTATCAGACGTAATTCTGAAAAAGAAAGCAAAAAAACATTTACAAAAGTGAATATGATGGGTGTTTTACATGATTACATAAGTGTGATGCCATATGATAGGACAACGTTCGTTGATCGTGTAGGATATCAGCTTGAAAATTTAGGGTATATTGACATCGTGGATAATCAGTATAAAGGATATGTAGTCGTTCTGGAAACTGAAACTAAGTATACTCCGAAAGTTAAGGTATATGCGTTGGCAAATGGAAACACGTTGACAGTCAAAGTTGCCAAAAAGGACTTTAACAGAAATCCGATGCAAAAAGGTGACATTATACATATCACCAACCAAAAGAAAAAAGCAAGGATGAAAATGTCGGCAGAAGGAAAGTTTGTGCCAGTTGAAGGTGAATTTGACTGGTGGGCTACAAAATATGAAATGGTAGGTAAGTAAAAATGATGTTAGGAAAGTATAAGTATACTGAAGCCGAAGAAAAAGAGCTTCTATCATCAATTGTCATTCTGGTTGATACGAAAGAAAAAGTAAACAACCATATTACTGATTACTTTGATGCTCACGGTATTCCGTATAAGAAAAAAGCATTACAGAATGGCGATTACAGTTTTTACGTTCCGAAAAATGAGAAGTTATCAATCATGAGAGATACCTATTTCAATGACGAAATATTCATTGAGAGAAAGGCAAATCTTGAAGAATTAACTGCAAATCTTTCAGCCGAAAGAGCCAGATTTGAGAAAGAAATGGCAACAGCAAAAGCGAAGAAAAAGTATTTGCTTATTGAGAATGCCGGATATGAAGATGTGGTAAATGGAAATTATGACACCCAGTATAATAAGAAAAGTTATCTTGGAAGTCTTCACAGTTTTAACCACAAATATGATCTTCAGATTGTTTTCATGAAGGAACGTGCGTACACTCCAATCTACATTTATGGGGTTATGCAGTATTATTTGAGAGGTCAAATTAGATAGTACAAAAAACAAACAGGAATAAAGTGGGTGCGCAAAGTGCCCACTTATAGGAGGAAAAATGTCAAGACAAGATGATTTAAAAGAGATACGAGAATTGACCATTAAGTTGAATCAGTGGTGTTATGAGTATTATGCACTTTCAAAACCGTCTGTTTCTAATGATGTGTTCGATCAAAATTTTGACCGGCTCAAATATTTAGAAGATAAAACAGGGTTCTTTTTCTCTGGCAGTCCAGTAAGAACCGTTGGTTTTAGGGTAAGTTCGGAACTTCCTAAAATTAAGCATAGTTCTCCGTTATTGAGCTTGGATAAGACAAAAGATAGAAAAGTTGCAATGGATTTCACTAAAAATCGGGAAGCACTTCTTATGTATAAGCTAGATGGATTAACAATTTGCCTAGAATATGAAGATGGTAAATTGGTGAGAGCAGCAACAAGAGGAAACGGCGAAGAAGGAAGCATTATTACCGATAATGCAAAAACGTTTGTAAATGTGCCACTTCAAATAGAATATGAAGGGTACTTAAAAGTTACCGGCGAAGGAATTATTCATAGAGATGACTTTGAAGCCATAAATGCTCAGATTCCTAATGTGGATGATAGATATAAGACACCACGAAATTTAGCAAGTGGATCAGTACAGCAGCTTGATTCAGGTGTTTGTGCAAAGCGAAAAGTATATTTCTATGCGTTCAATGTTCTTGAAGGATTGGAAGAAATCAACTCTTTGGATGGTAGATTATCACGGATTAAAGAGTTTGGTTTCGATGTGTGCAAATACAGAATGTTTAATCCAAAAGATGTCGAATTTGAAGCATTTGATTCTATGATGGATAGTATGGTAATGGAAGCCCAGAAAGAGAATATACCTATTGATGGTCTGGTTGTTATGTATGACGATATTGAATATGGGAAGAAACAGGGAAGAACAGGACACCATTATAGAAATGGTATTGCATTCAAGTTTAAGGAAGAAGAGGAAGAAAGTGTAATCCATAGCATTGATTGGCAAGTCGGAAGAACAGGGAAAATTACGCCAGTTGCAGTTTTCGATACAGTTATTCTTGATGGTACAGACGTTAGTAGAGCATCATTACACAATCTCAGCATCATTAAAGAACTTGGGATTAAAAATGGTGCAAAAGTAACCATTGTTAAGAAAAATGAAATTATACCGCAAATCATAAAAGCCGTTGGTGGAACGGAAGATTTTGAAGTACCAAAAGTATGCCCTATTTGTGGCGGTGCTACAACTCAGTGTTCAGATGGTGGAAGCATATCATTATATTGTAGAAATATTGACTGTGCAGCACAAAATATCAGAAAAATCGCTTATTTTGCATCAAAAGAATGCATGAACATTGACGGTCTTTCTGAAAAAACGGTAGAAAAATTTGCTAATGCCGGAATCATCAAAAATATCTTAGATATCTATAAACTGGAAAACTACCATGATGAAATTGTAGGTTTTGAAGGTATGGGAGAGAAGTCATTTGCAAAACTGCTTTCTGCCATTGAGAAGAGTAAAAATGTAAAATTGGAAAATTTCATTGCCGGACTTGGAATACAGAATATTGCATTAAGCAAAGCAAAGATTATCAGTAGAAGATTTGACGGTGACTGGGATTCATTTGAAAGTGCGCTGAAATCAAGATTTGATTTTACGGAGTTGGAGTCATTCGGAACAGAGGTAAATAAATGCATCTATGAATTTTTCGATAATGTATTTTCAAGGAATGATATGTATTCCGAACTGGTATCATATATGCATTTTGTAAAAGTTGCCCCTGCAATATACCGCAAGCTGGG